CCGAATTTGCCGTAGAAATTCGTAAGGTAGTTCAGAAGCGTCGTTGCCATCGGATTAGGTTCCTTCTGCGCGGATCACGCCGCTTACGCTAGACCATTTTGGTCTGAGTAGATGTTGTACATGCCGCCACGCCCGGCCAACTCCGCCGGAACCGTCAGCAGCGGAATCGCGGTGTTTCCACGCCGGAGGGTATCCAACGCATCCCTCGCTTGCGATGCGAGGATGTCCCCAGGCTGCATCGGAATCCCATACTTCGGACGAACTTCCATCGCGATGTTCGTCCTCAACGCGCGGTAGTATTCAAACGGGAGGTTCAGCTGCACCGTAAGGGGATTCCCCGCGAGGGAGAACGCCTGCGGGAGTTGCTCCCGGACGGTGACACCGACAGCGTAAGTGTTTGCCTGTGGCCACGGATAGAGATACAACCCCCCGTAGGGCCACGCGGGGTCGTAGAAGCATACGCGAGAGAAGTTGGTTAACCCTTTCATCCGAATCGCGTTGTAGTCCTCCAACGACGGCAGGAGATGCAAGGGATAGTCGATAGGGCCATTCGGCGCGCCGATGAGCTGCCGGAAGAACGCAGATTCGATCCGATTCGGCCTTGTGGTGAAGCCGACTTCGCCGACGGAGATTTGCGGCGCGGAGGGCACCGCCCCCGTCGGGCCGATGGTGTACGGAATGGGAGTCCCGTTGCCATCCAAGCTCTGCCCTGTGGAAGTAACGGTGTAAGTGACAAGATGATACACAAGCCACCGCTTGCGTTCCCAACTCTGCAAGAGCCACATGCCCCGCGCGGAGGCGTCGAGGAGATCCTCCGCCAGAGGGATCATACCGATCCCAAGCGCTCCGCTATCGCGAAGCGCCGCCGTGAGGAGATCCCCCCATGTGGTCGCGGTGGGGTTCTGCGTAGTCACGAAAAAGCCTCAATCCGTGCAAGAAGTACATCGTTGTAACCCTTCATCCAAATCGCTTGCATTCTCAAACGATCTTTTTCCTCCTGCGCAAGTCCTTTGAACAACTCGGAGTGCAAAAATTTATTCAACTTGCCGAGTTTGTCGGCAAGTTCGATCTGGTCGTCGATCACATGTTGCTGGTGCGGCGTCATCAGACTAGTCCTTGTGCGCGAATATTCGATGCAGCTTTCGACGGCGGAACGAACGTACCCTCCGCCCCCTCAAGGGTTTCTTTTTCCTTTCGCGTCTGCTCAAGCAGCTCGGTAAGCCGCCGGATCTGTTCCTCCTGATCCGCGATGAGCGATCCAGCGGAAATCGGCGGGACGGGGAGCGGGGCAAGCCCACGTTCCTTCCGCCACGTCGCATTTGCCGCTCGAATTGCCATCGCTGGGTGCTTGTGCCAACCTTCCGTCAGGGCTTCGGAGAGTTCTGCTTCGCTCCCGACCTCGCGGGAGATGATCTCCCGCAGTTCCCCGAACGTCTCGACGGTGCCCCAACCCGTCCGTTCTTTCGTTCCCGGAACACTCACACGTTCTTCCCCACGGGGATGATACAGCATCATCGGGAACTTCACCGGGCCCTTGTAGATTCCCCGACCGTCTTTGTCCCGCGCATTCGCGTTCGCAGGGTTGGTGCTGAAATATCCCGCAGCGTCCATCGCGTCGTAGACGGTAAAGCGGTCGCCATTTTTGAGGCTCATTGGGGGGTTCCTTCAGGGGTGGAAGCGGAAGCGGGAGCGGGAGCAAGCTCGGAAAGTAAAGCCTCCGGCACCGGGACGATGAAAGTGCCAGGAGTGGAGGCTTCGCCTTCGCCGTGTGCGCCTCCGTCGGCCTCCGTCCCGATCGCTCCGGCGTTTACTTCCGCAGGGGGTTCCTCGGGCGCATGTAGCGCCGGAGCTGCCACCGGGAGCGCAAAGCCCCCAACCGGCGTAAGCTCCAGCTGAATCCCGAAGCGTTGTAAGTGCCCAAGCCACTCCTCAAGTGGCCCCAACGCAGCGAGCAGTTGGCCTTCTTGGTGCGAATGGACGCCGAACTCGCTCGCAGCCCAATCACGAAGTTCTGAGATTTTCACTTCAAGGGGTTCCTTTAGCGGGGAGGGGAGGGGAAGTGAACACACACAAACCAAAACGAAGCGAGGGGGCGGGTTCGCCGCCGCCCCCTCACCCCGTAGCCGACGCCGCAGGGAGCTAAACCACGTCGGCAACCACAACTGCCCATTCGGGGCGAATCCACAAATACCCATACAACACGTCGAGTCTCGTCGGCATCTGATCAGTGTTGATAATATACTGCGTCAGCATTCGCATGGAGATTCCGTCGAACTCCGCCCGCGACGCTTCATGCACCCCACGGGGGATTTCCAAGTCCGCCACTGCGAGCGTCACCGCTTCCGGCGCAAAAGAGAAGTTTTTCCGATAACTCGTGCTCGCCGCGAGGCCGTTGGACGGGTTCACCGCGGCAGAGTTCGCCGGGCTCGCCGTAACGGTCTGAAACTGCACGGCGTTGCCGCCCGCCGCAGGGATGATCGCAGGGAACAACGGAATCGTCGTCGCGTTCACCGCCACGTTCGCCGTCGCAACAAACTGGCACAACTCGCCCGTTGTTTGCTTCGTGATCTTGTTGACTTTGTACACCCCACCGATGGTGAAGATATCGCCGATGAGTATCGTCCCTGCGAGGGCATTCACGGTCAGATTAAGCCCCGTCTGCCCCGCACCGTTCACGGTCGCCGAACCCTGCGCCAACGTCCCCGTCGTGTGGATAATCGCGGTCTGATCTCGCATCCAGATGAACCCAAGCGCATCATACATCCGTCCGGTGATGTACTGATTGCTCAACTCGCTCTGCGGATTCAGCAACCCCGAAAGCGACGAGACAACCCGAGCCTCCGTCCGTGGGCCGTTGACGATCTTCCAGTTTGCCGTCGGCGCCGAGTTGAGCGAAAGCGACGCTCCCGCGTTTAGGTACGTACCCTGCGACGGAGTGAGAAGGTTGTTGTTCACGTCCTGGTTCGCTACGAAGTTGCAAATCCCACCTTCGGAGCCGGACATGATATCCACTGCGACCGAGCCGACGAGGTTGTTCACCGCCGGAGCGAGGATTCGTCGGGAGTAATCATCCAGGCTCATTGTGCGCTCGACGGTGCCAAAGCTAACCCCGACGTTCTTCTGCGTCGAGATAACGAGGGTGGTGGACTGTTCTGTGGTATCCTGCACACTGAGCGCCGGCCCTGTCGCGACGGTGTAGTCGTTCGGGAGCCGGATACGCAACGCAGTGCCGATTTTCGCCCCACCGATGGCGAAGCTTTCGTCGTATTGCATATCCACGTTTTGGATAAACGCGTTGGAATTCTTCCAGAGGCGAACCGCCTCGCGGGTGATCATATTGATTGTAAGAAGCGAATTGGCCACCGGAGGGCACCTTTCGGAAGGAGAGGCAAGCGCGGCATGAGCGCCTTACGCTTTGCACGGAGCGAGGTGGCGAACCTCAGTGCGGCCAAACAGGGGGCAGGAGTCCCAGGCTCCGAGGGGCAGACGCGGCCCTTCACGCGAACAGAGTCAGACGGGACTCAGAACCGGAAAGAAATAGCAGCAAGCGCGAAAGCGAAAGCGAGCCCTTACGGAATCACCCTCCTTCCCGCCCTCTTATTAACCTCCTGCACATGCCCGGAACGCCTCTCCATCCAAACCCGCATATCCAACCCATCCGCTCGCTCGGGATCTTCCGCCGCGATCGCCACATGTGTTCGCCCGACGCCCGACACGGGGACAATCGGCTTCGGCGCCCGCGATACGTCATCCACATCCCTCACCGCGAGCTTGCCGAGTTCCACCCCCATCTTCGTCGGAGTGAGTCCCATAATCCTCGCGGCCTCGTTCGGGTCTTCCCCCAGTTGCGCGATGAGCTTCGGCGCCGCGCCAGTATCCAATATCGCCTGGAGCATCTGCAAGTATCGGTCGTTCGTCGCAGGGTCGGTGTTGTCGTGGAGCGACCGAAGCGCTTGTACGTTGGCGTCGAATTTCTCTTGCCCGAACGTCTTCTGGCCTTCGTTGATCGCAACCTGGAGAGCCCCGGTGAAAGTGTTCCATTGGGAGATCCTTGCGGCCTCCGTGGTCGCCAGCTTCGCGGCCTGGGTGGCTATCTCCGCTTGGAGCCTCGCCGCATCGGGAGTCTGGGCGGCGCGGAGCGTAG